AGAGAAATGCTGAGAAAAGAGTCGTTAATTGGCAATTTACAACTAGCGACGCTCGCATAAAGCTCCGACATTTGTATCCGGAGCTTTAAGCGAAAATATTATTGTTACAAGGTACTAGGTTTTACGCATCCTCAGCACTTTACGCGTTTCTTTAAGCAGCGAACAGGTATGACGCCCAAGGAATTTAGGCAATCAGCAATCCGAAAGGATAAATGGGTTAGATAGAAAGGCTCCTGTGAACAAGGAGAACTCTCACTAATTAAATAAGCTAAATAAGCCCCGGGTGACTTGTTTATATGGCTTGTTTTTAGGAAATTGATAACGAAAGGACTAGAAGCTGTGCAGAGATTTCATGGGTCCTTTTCCTCCGTTCCTGATTCTTCTAGTCCAGCAGGTTCAGTATCGCTACTGCACCCGTCGTTAAAGAAACGAGTCTAAATCGTAAGGATGCTTACTGCGTAAAATTCAGAGATATTAAGGGTCTGCGAGAATCCTCAATAAAGATTGAGGGGCAAAAAACACTTCTTCCAACCGCAAGCCGAGATTGGACAGTTCAAGTCTGAAGAAAAGAAAAAACAAAAGCTACCAGTTACGGTGGTGTTTTCGATGGTGCTTTTTTCGAAGAAGAACTCTAACCATTTGAATAATTAGAATCGGTTGGCGGAGAGGGGGGCCGCCATCTTCCGCTTGAGACTCGGCGAGACAATTCGAGACAAATAGAGACATGACCTTTCAAAAGCCCCGTAAATATTGGCTTTCAGAAGGCTAAACTTCCGCTCAGTAATTTCCGATTGAGACACGACGAGACACGGCGAGACATTTTCGCGCCTTCGAGTGGTGGACAAAGTGGTGGACAAAATATGGATGGCGGAGGATAATATTCGCATGTGGCGGACTTTTGGTGGACGCCAAAAACGGAGAAAATCACATGCAAGTTACAGCCAAAAATATTTTTAAATTGCCGGACGGGAAGCATCCTGTCGCCCCTAACTTAAATCTTGTTGTTCGCGGTACTTCCCGCTCTTTCGTATTTAGATATATGCTCGGCGGCAAACGAAAAGAAAAAAGCCTCGGTTCTGCCAATACGATCACGATTAGCCAGGCTAAAGAAATGGCCGAGAAGTTTCGCGTCGGCCTGACCGAGGGCACTGCGCCCATGACTCCGAAAGAGGTTCTCGACAAAGAGGTTAGGGCCGACCTTACTTTCGAGGACTATGCCGAAAAAGCGATCGAGAAGATCGCGAACGTGCGCCTGTGGAAAAATGCTAAGCATAAGGCTCAATGGTTTGCCACGGTTCGCGCCTACGCCATTCCGGTACTGGGCAAGAAGAAGCTGTCTGAAATAAAGCGGGCTGACGTCCTAGCCGTGTTGCAGCCGATATGGTCGACCAAAACGGAGACCGCCTCCAGGGTTCGCGGCCGCCTGGAGAACATATTCTCTTATGCAGTAAGCGACGGCCTCATGGACTTCAATCCCGCCCTGTGGAGAGGCAATCTGGACAGGGACCTGCCGCCGGCGTCTAAAATTCAGCAGGTTCAGCACCAGGAGTCTATGCCGCTCGAAGAGTTACAAGAAAAGATCGGCTGCTTCTATCCTGCAACGACAAGAACAAAGCAGGCAATCCTCTTCACAATTCTGACAGCCAGTCGCGTAGGAGAATCTGTCCCGGCACGCTGGGATGAGATCGATTGGGAAAACCGTATTTGGTCCGTACCTCCGGAAAGACGAAAAGACCAAAAGCCGTACCCGCACCGCGTCCCCTTAAGTGACCAGGCGATTGAGCTTTTGAAGTCTATCGAGAAAAAGGGCGATCATATTTTCGGTGTCTCTGAGGAAAGTTTGGGAAGCCGCTACACCCTAACCAAACTGCTCAAACGACTGACCGGAACGACTGCCACGATGCACGGCTTTAGATCGACATTCAGAGACTGGGCGGCCGAGAACGGAGTTCCGGACATTGTTGCTGAAAAATGCCTGATGCACACAACAGGAAACGCCGTTGTGCAAGCGTATCAACGTTCTGATCTGCTGGAACAACGGCGCGAGGTAATGCAGCAATGGGCTGACGCGGTCTTTAGCGAAGTTTCGTCGGCTGCTTAGCCATCCAGTTATCTACCTCTTTAATGTGCCATCTTGGACGCCCTGCAATATAGCGGGGCGTCGGAAATTTATAGAAGTCCGCATCCTTTCTCCAGCGGTCCACCGTCCGAGTCGTGATCCCCAGGTAGGTCGCGAGCTCCATCTTGCTGAGCCAGGTCGCTGTCATTCTTTACTCCCGGTTGTAAATCTATTGAGTGACTCACGGGCCTCCAGCTTCTTGATACGCTCGGCTATACAGCCCTCTAAACAGGACCAAAAGTCGCCGTCAAAGGCCGTGAGGTTATTCCATTTGTTAATGAAGTCCTTCAAGATACCGCTGGAGCGCTTAAATAAGCGAGTCATATTTAGGAAGGACGCATAGTCGCGGTCATTCATTTCCAAAGCGTCCTCTGAGCTTCTGCGATTCAAATACCACTGAGCTTTTTTAAGATCGAGCAACTCGCTTGTGCCCTCCTTATGGCCGGCCCTGAAACAGTATTTAATCGCGTTGCCTTCGCAGAACGGCAGTCTTTCGCAGAAGTCGATCGGCTCCAGGCGAATGGATTGCTCTTCGTAATGGGCGGGATGGTTTACTAAATCAGACATTCTTATATCCTTTGAAAAATGAATCCACGTGGGGAGCACCTAGTTCTTTCAAACGCTCGGTGTTTAGTACATAGGCATACCCGTCATATCGGGTCTTACCCAACAGTTCCTGATTAATAATTCCTGCAAGTTTCAAAGCCTTAAGGGCGCGCCGGAGTGTCTCATAGGCCAGGCCGGAGGCATCCTGCAATCGAGTGAGCGTTACTCGACGTCGCAGGTTTACGTTGTAAAGAACGAAATACAAAAGGATTCTGGACGAGTAAGTAAGGTCGGATCTGCCCAGTACCCAGTCCGGCAAAGTCTGTATCGGCGGCTGCCTACGCTTCTTTGGTGTCGGCATGGTTCTCTCCTTTGTTTCTCAGATAGTCCAGGAGCATGTCCTGTACTTCTCGCTTAGATCGTTTTTTAGCCAAGGCCACATAGTCGATCGTGTCCTTTGCCAGGATCTGATAGACCGTGACGACTCGCGGGTGGCCGGCCTGGAGCTGACGCATCGGGCCGATTCGCTCAATCACCTGGAGATACTCTTCAAGGTTCCACCACTGGCTAAAGAACACGAGCTTGCTGGAACCGTCTTGCAGACTCAGGCCATGGCCCGCACTTGCCGGATGAACGAGTAGCATGGGAATCTCGCCGTTGTTAAAAGCCTCGACTGTCTCCGGACGCTTATCGAAGGCGCGGGCTTTGGGGAATGCCTCCAGGATGCGGGCAAGGTCGGTCTTAAATTGATAAGCCACAAGAAGCGGTTCGCCTGCAGCTTCCTCGACAATGGAGGCGAGCGCGTCGAGTTTGGCCGTATGGACTTCCTGCCAGTTATGCGTGTCGTCGGTGTAGATCGCACCGTTTGCCAATTGCAGACATTTGACCGTTTTAGCCGCGGCATTAGCTGCTTCCACCGTGGTGGCATTAGCCAGCTCGATAAAGAGCTCCCGCTCCATGTCGTTGTACAGGGCCTTGGCCTCATCCGGCAATTCGACTTCGACGTTCACAAAATGCGGCTTGTCTAAATCAAAGTAGTCCTCGGCTTTGATCGACAAACAGACGTCGGCAATCGCATTCTGAATCTGCTCCTGGGCGTACTCCAGGGGGACCCACTGCACGGCGGCCGCGGTCGCGCCGACCCTCAGAGGTCTGAACCACCGCTCATGAAACGCGGTGAACGACTTCCCCAGGCGCTGACCGTTGTCGATAAACCAGAGCTGGCCCCACAGGTCATTGAGACCGTTGGGAGAAGGCGTACCGGTTAGAGCGATAAACCTCCGGAAGAAGTTCGTGAACTTGGCCAGGGCCTTCGCACGCTTAGAGCCTTGTCTTGTCCGGAAACTTTTCAGCCTGGTGGACTCATCGGCCACGACAACAGGGAAGGGCCACGTATAGTTGTGGCTCGTGAGATAGTTATCCAGCCACTGCAGATTGTCATAGTTAATGACATAGACATCGGCTTTGGTATGCAAGGCCTTGACGCGCTCCTTCGTGCTGCCGAGGATCGGTGACACTTTGAGGTGGCTGAAATCACTCCACTTCCGCACTTCACTCGGCCAGGCATTACGGGCTACCGCAAGCGGAGCGATTACAAGCGCCGGACCTTCACCATAAAGATCTTTTAGGATCTGGATAATCATGAGCGCGCTTGAAGTTTTGCCCATGCCCATCGGGACGAACAATCCGCAGCGCTTATTTTTTAAAGCGAATCGGATCATGAGTTCCTGGTAAGGCCAGGGCTTGAAATCTCTCGACATATTACGGCTCCACTGATCTGGACAATGCAACGAGGTGGCTCACCAGGGATTCGGCCTGATCTTCACCGTACACGACGAAGACCTTGCATCCTGCCTTCTGCAGCCGTTCATGCTCGCGAACCTGATGAGGCCTGAGCGCGCCGTTGTGCGCCTTCGCTTCAATCCAGGCATGCACGCCCGGGAGCAAAACAAGAAGATCCGGAGCGCCGCGCACACCTTCCCAGGAACACTTCCGGACTTCTCCGTTAGCCTCTTTCACTCTTGCCCGGATAAGGGCAACAACTTTTCCTTCGGGTGTCATGACTGCTCCTTAAACCGTCTTTCCAAACGCTCCACGCGGGAGGAGAGTTTGAACAGCCGCAGGCTGAGCATATCGATTTTGGTCTGATGGCCGATAACGACCAGGAGGAGAACAAGAAAGAAAGTGAGAATTAACCATTCCATTTACTTTTCCCCTAGCTTCGGTTGCATAAAGATCGACGGGAGAGAATCGCCGCCAAGGTAAACCGGGAGCTTTCCATCCCAACGAGAGATGGCTTCCAGTGTCAAGACCTGAGGATTGTCTCGAAGGGCCTTCGCTCTAATAGCGATGGATTCGGCTTCCGCTTTTGCCTTAGTAAGCTGGGCGTCTGCCTCGCCTTGAGCCGCCACGCGGGCCTTCTCGGCTTCAGCTTTAGACTGGGCAACTTCGTTCTCACGAAGCATTGCTCTCTTGGTGGCCTCGATCTTGGCATTGATAGATTCTCTGACCTGCGGCGGATACTCAATATCAGAAGCCCACGAAACCCGGATGATGTGGATACCGACATCTTCTAACTGGTGCCTCAATTCCTCAGTGACGTGCTCAAGAAGTTTGGTCTTCCCGTTGGCCGTCAGTTCATTCACATCCATGAGAGAGGCGTATTTAATGAGGGCATCAGAAACGTTCTGGCGAAGGTTCACATCCGTTATCTCTTCCACGCCCTTGCGATATGTTTGAAATACTTTTGTAGCCATGGACGGTTTGACCTGATACTCGACGCCGATCCGAGCATTGACGGCCATGGCGTCAGAGGTCTGGAATGTAAACGGGACCCTATAGGTATGCAGCTGGTTAAATGTAGGAAACAGATAGCACTGTTCATTCCATGTCAGCAGATAGCGTCCGACGCCAAGTTCTTCATTCTGGACGCCCTTGTCAGAGCCGTAGAGGTTGACTTTGACGCCGACATAACCGTCGGGTACCGTTTGAAGATTGCAGACGGTGTAGATACCGCCGACTAATAAAGCAGCGGCAACCGTTCCGGCAATAACAACGGACTTAGCAGACATATTTATTCTCCTTAGAAAATGTTTTTGATGATTAGCCATAGAGCACCTACTAAACCCGCACCAACTAAAACGGCTATTGCCCAAGCGGGGAGGAATGTGGAAGAGACGATCACGGGCACAACGCACAAGAAAATAATTAGCCCGAGAACGGTGATAATCAGAGAACGAAAAGCATGGTTAGGTTCTGTCATTCGTCTTCTCCTCGAAGGACCGGAATTGCTCAATTACGCGTAGACACTCATCGACAACTTCTTGCGTTGTCCACCTTTTGTCTGTAATAGATACATATATAGGCGTATAGGCATAATCGCCGGCGTGCATATAATCCCAGCCGAACCAAAGACCATCAAGACCCGGCAGTTTTCCGCTAAAAGTTAGTCCGCCATGCACTTCAATCTTGTCCTCTATATCCCAATAGCTTTTCCCATAGAAAGGATGGTTTTTAGGGATGGATACATAACCGCCGTCTTTTCCTTCTGCCAGCGTCTCGTACCCAGAGAGACGCATTTGATATTCCATTTCTTTGTAGATTGTCATTTTGTTTCTTCCTCCTCCAGGACGGCCAGGTATTCCTGAAACTGCTCGATCAGTTGTTTGGCAAAAGATTTGGTGAAGACGACTGTGTGCACGGTTTTGCCGTTCGAGTCGGCGCACATGATGTCGATATAGGGATCGCCGCCTTTCGACAGCAAGCCGCTGAAAAACGGAACGATAGGGTTGGTGCCTTCGAATCTCTTGTCGGTTTCTTTCAGATAGGCGGCAGCGCGAACGGCTGCACGGAGAGATTCATTGTGTTCTTTTTCACTAACTTTAAATGCCATAGCTAATCTCCTTAGTCTTTTCGATAACGAAGTGAAGTGAACCCCGCCGCCGCTAGCGGCAGGTCAGGTGCCCAACTGGGCGGAGTTGACATGAGCTTTTCGAGCTCAGTGTTGTCTTTAGAGAGGTCGGCCTCAGTGATAAATTCGTCATGCACTGAGAAGACGATTTCAAATCCTGCTTTCTCGATTGAATCCATGGCGCCGATCAGAATGTCGGCAGCTGCGGCCTGGGTAGCGTTTTCGACGCACTTCCCGGAATATGTCCGGATGCGCTCCCACTTCCGGGAATATTGGTTGATCCCCATGTAGGAGAAGGTGCCGGTGCCTACGCCGCCGTCCTCCAGGCGGGCGCCGGGATAGCAGATAAAGCGGCCGGAAGGCAGTTTCATGCGGAGCCACGATCCGTTCTTACTGAACCAAACTTTGCCGGCTTTGGCGGGCACGCCCTTGAGCGCGGAGACGGCTGCCTTATCAACGTCAGCCCAAAACTTTTGTATTGCCGGATGCGCATCCCGCCAGGCCAGTTTGACCGCTTCACAAGCGATAAATGTTTCGCGCTTTAGGCCGTGAGTGAGTTTCTTTTCTTTGTACCATTCGTATGAGCCTTCAGCTTGTCCCCAATAGCTGTACGAGATATTTTCCCGGACATGTTTCGCGAGCTCGTCCAGGTTGATCGAATAGGCCGCGGCGAATGTCAAAAACGCACCGACGCCGCCCTGATAGCCCAGGGCCAGCTCCATCACTTTGCCGATTTGTCTCTGGTGTTTGGTGACATTCTCCGGACGAATGCCGAAGGTGCGCCCATAAGTCGCTTTATAGAGGTCAGGGCCGCGACCTGCGTCGAAATCTCTGAACGCTTGAATTTTCCAGGTCTCTCCGGCAAGCCACGCCAACATGCGACCTTCGATGTTTGAGAGGTCAGCCACGACTAAATGCTTCCCGGGAGTAGCCATAATGCAGGAACGCAGGCAGGAGGACATAAGCTCACCGGGCTCGGTCAGATATTCCGCCCAGCCCCCTTTGATGGCCTCGACGCCTGCGTCAATGACGTATTGCGGGAGCGTCGGGCGGGGGAGGTTCTGCAATTGCATGAGGCGCCCGGCATATCGACCTGTGCGCGTAGCTCCGCGGAACTGGAGACATCCGCGCATGCGACCGTCGGAATTCACGCAGGCGATCAGTTTTTTATATTTGGCCGTGCTCGTCTTAGTTGACGCCAGGCGCACCCGGAGAAGTTCTTTCACGGGCTCAGGGATATTTTCGTCAGCCAGGCGGCGCTCGATTGTGGACTTAGTAAGATCCGGCAAGCTGACGCCATACTGTTGCAGGATATGAGCTAGGAGCGCATCACGCTGAGTTGCAGACCCGACCTCCCCGTTAGTGAGGTCCTGGGTGCGCTTGGCATTTTCGGCTTTGAGCTTATCAGCCAAAGCGATCGCGGCCCGGGCAAGATCGAGGTCCATCCGGACGCCTCTATTATTAATGCGCTGATCGATCACGAACTGGGCACGGTCACGAGGACCCCAATTCCAGGATGGCAGTTTTTTGTAGATTGCCCGCATGGCTTCCACGTCCAGGCGGCAGTAATTCACAAAGCGGGCCCAATCCTCCGGATCCGTCGTGCGGTTGCGCACGTTGCCCTTAGAGTCAGGCTTACAGAATTTCAGCACGAGGCGCCGGCCGTCTTTATCCTTGGCCTTATCCACGCCGAGACCGTAGATCTCAGACAGCGCGCCCAGAGATCCGGGGAGTCCGTGGCTATAGGCTTTGACCATACAGTCGTCGACCCGCTCGAAGGGGATGTCGACATGGAGGTTTTTGGCCTTGCGCAATACAGGCACATCAAAATTAGCTCCGTTGTGCCAAACGGTATTGACGTCCGGAGCATTCATTTGCGCGGCGGCAAGTACACAGGCCAATTCGAACGGCATTCTCTCGCCCGTTGTGGCGTCCCAAACCTTGGCCGGGCCGTCATCAATCGCATAGCCGAACAGCAGCACCTCGCAGTCTTCTGCGTACTGGTGCGGTCCGTTCATGATGTCACGGGTGCTGAATGTTTCTAAGTCTGCCCAGAGTGTTGTCATATTAAGTCTCCTTAATAGCCGTCCCTCGTGTGAAGGACGGGTGGTTAAAAAGGCTTTAGTTAGTTGGCCCCTGTTTGCTTATCAGGGCTGCTTGTAAGAGGTCCATTACGTTGGTCAAACTTCTGAGGTACAGCTTTTTGGCAAATTCTCCGAATCCGGTCGTCATGGTGTCGTCGCCAGTTTCGATTTCAAGAGTTGTCTTAATCGCAGACATGACCGCATAGGCTTCTACCTCGGATAGTCCGAGCACTACGCCTTGTCCCTCTGTTCTGTTCTTTGCCATGGCTTACTCCCAGGGCTTTTTACCGTCGTCGCTCGGTTCATCGTCCACATCGAAGTCAGTAGCCTTGGCAGGACCGGAACCGGACGCGAAAGCGTCGCCGTCTTTTTCAAACTTGACGCCTAGAAGTTTTGCGTTAATGCGCCGACCGTATTTGTTGTCCTGCGCCCAAAGCTCGATACGCGCCTGGACGTAGCAGCCGGAGTAAATGAGACCGTCGGCTTTTTCAGTTTCTTCGCCGTTCTTGTCGAACGCGGAGGGTTTGACGGGATTACGAGCGGTAACGTAGTCCATGCCGGCGTAACCGTCATATTCTTTTGTGTCCCCATCGCGCAGGCAGGTTTTGCCTCCTTTGATAAGACGGGCCAGAACTTCTTTGCCCTTGGCGCCCCACTTTTCAGTAGCGACGCGCATCATCTCGGACTCCACTTTCTTGACTTCCGCGGATCCCTTCGGCATCAGGACCGAGCAGGAAAATGCAGGCTCGGAACCGTCGGTAGCGGACGGAGTGAAAATGTGTTCAAAAGAGAGACGGCCTTTAATGTTGAATGCCATAGTTGTGCTCCTTATTAATTAGAGATAGATGTGAAATCGGATGCGGTTGCGGTCGGAGACCAGGCCGGGCGCTTGTCTGCTGCCGGTACGACGGTCGGGGCCGGTTCGCTCCTGGTGATGATGGTTTCGGCGCGCTTCCATTGACGCTCGCCGATTCGACCCGCCTTCATGAGTTTCTCCAGGGCGGTCGGAGTAATGACTTTGTAGGTGTAGCGCTCGTCCTCTTTCAGCTTGAAGGACTTGAGCATGGCCTCGGCTTCCGCGTTGCTTGTCCATTGACGGTTGCCCGGGCGGCCTAAGACGAGTTTGAATCCTTCGACCTGGACGCCTTCCATCATTTGGTCGTAGGCGGCCTCACGCACGGCGGCGATCCACGGCTCCAGAAGGTCAGCAAGCTGGAGATTTAGCGAGAGCTGCTCCGAGCTCAGAGCTTCTTCCGGAACAATCGGGATGTCCTGGCCGCGTTCGAGCACCGGACGGAAGTCACAGGCTTCTGCTGCCTTCTGCTGAAGAGCAGGGCAAGCCGCCTTAGCTTTACAGAATCGGCAGGCGTCGGCGGACGGCTCCAGCGCGGCAAGCGGCAGAGGATCAGCGCGCAGGTAGTTGATCGCGATCGAGGCTCGCGCCCGGGCTTTGTTCACAAACTCATCGAGTTCGGCAGGCGTCAGCTTCCAGGAGCAGATGTTGTTAATGCGCGGCTGGAAGATCGTGAGCTCAATCTCCTTGACTTCGTCGATCACGTCGAACAAGGGCAGGGCGCCGGCGGCGTAAATCATGAGCTGGGTATTGTGCTCGGCATCGACCTTCACGCCCTTACCGAATTTCAAATCGATAATCTTGAGCGTGCCGTTGACCAGGGCGGCGCAGTCGATTGTGCCCTTAGCATTAGCTTCACCGGTGACCTCTGAGACAGAAACCGGATACTCAATGCGGCGGACACCGCCCGCAGTTTCACGCTCAACGAAAAGGACATAGTCCTGGACGAAGGTCAGATTGTCAGAACTTAGGGCCTCGGCCGGCTGAGGCTGATTCTGCGGATCAAGGAGGTGAGCCGCCCATGCGTGGGCGAGCGTGCCTTCCTCGGCATAAGAGGACGATTCGTCGGGGAAAAGGCGGGACAAAGATACGCTTCCCGGGCAAGACATCCAGCGGTGTGCAGATGACGGGGATAAAAGAGCATGGGCCATTACAGAACTCCTTCAGCTTCGAGAGCTTTAACCAGTGCATCGCAGAAAGCGGGTAGTTTTTCGTCCGGCAGTTCGGACTGGCGTCTGACGCCGAAAGAACGGAGGATCTCGGCGCCCTTGGCCGGAGAATGCTCGAAGAGCTTTTGCAGTTTGGCGACCAGGGCCTCACGCAGTTCCGTGTAGTTAATCGGTGCCGCCTTAGGCTCGGTTTTAGGCGCCGCAACAGGCGCGGTCATTGGCGCGGCGGGTGCTGCCTTAGTTGCAGCCACCGGAGGAAGGTCAGCCGCGGCCACAGGTTCGACCGGTGCGGCTTTGGGCTCGGGCGCCGGAGCGGCGGCCGCAACAGGAGCCTGCACGGGCTTCATGCTCATGGCCTGTTTAACAATCTCAGCCAGGTATTGCAGTGCTTTGGTGTTTTCTTGGATGGCAGTTTCTAAAGACATAAATATCTCCTTTAGTCTTAGATGGAAGGGCGATCGGGGAAGAAGTCCCCGGTTTCTAGGTTGGAAATGGCGTGACTGATCTTGTCGACTTGGGCACGGATGGCGTCGAGTTCTTTACGGGGGATAACGAGCTGGTCGTCAGGGCATTCGTCGTCCAGGTCATCGCTATCGACGAGCAGATCGCCTTCGACAAGAATCTTTCCTTGAGATTCGAGAATTGCGCTGGAGACTTTTTCCAGGTCTGAGGCAAAATGGCCGAGCTTGTCGTCCAGTTGCTTCAGGCCTTCGATCGTGTCCTTATCGAGCTTTTTGAACGCTTCCTTTGCGTCTTTGGTTTCCTCCTGGGCATAGGCCACGTCGTTCTGAACGGTCTCCAGGCGCTCAGCCAATGTCCGAATGATCGGAGGCATATTGGCTAGGCCCTCGGAGTGCAGCCAGGAGAGAAGCTCGTCATCGGTCAACTGATTGAAGTTGTACGACGCCAGGTTAAAAACTGAGTTCATAAGAGGCCTCCGAGGAATTCCGGAAGAATGAAGACGAGGTACACAAAACCCCCGAAACCGAGGAAGGCGACGAACGCGCCGACGGCGATTTCGAAATCACTAAATTCGCGTCGCACGAGGAGCCCTCCAGAAAGAAAAATTCATAACGGGCCAGGATTCGACTTCGTACTGGATAACCGGTTCTTCGGAATCTTTTGTGGAGTTGCCAGAAATGAAGCGGCATACTTTTTCAACGGCTTCAGGGGACGGCAGCACACCATCGGCGATTGCATTCGCATCGGCTGCAGAGATATGGAGAAGATTGGTTAGCTTTGAGACGGATATTTCTGGATAGCCCTTCGCTATGAGATTAACCATGAGCGCAAAACTGAGTGCGCGTCCGGAGGCTTTTGAGGGACCTTCGCTTTTGGTATTCGGCATTTCGTTTGTCCTTTGAACTTAATCAATTCACAAACGAATTTAAAACTTTAGGAATATAAAATCAATGCTGATAGTTTGAATAATTCCAATAGGAATTTAATGAGGCATAAAAAATCCGCCCGTAGGCGGTTCAAAAAATTAAATTCAGCCGTATGGAAACATGACTCTAAGTACGGTTTTCCAGAAAATACTTACGGCAACGATTACGCCCGCTGCCGAAAGGCCTAGATAAATATTATCTTCGCCTAATTTTTTTGAGATGTAGAGCGCCACCAGCAAGACAATTAGTCCTAAATGTGTGGTGTAAAGGGAAACGTATATTCCGATAAAGAAGTATACGGAAAATAGCATTGATAAATAGAAAAACGGGTTGTACTGAAGTTTTAATTTTTTCTCTGTTTTCTCAGTCAAAATATAAAATAGGCCCCCAAGAAGTCCGATAAACAATGGATGGACAAGAATTCGGTAGAGCGTTGAATCCGAGAGCATGTTGTCTCCTATAGCTCCACATACTTGCCAACCGCCACTCCGGCGATCCGCATACTCTGGGTAAACGGCTGGAATTTAGGGCCTGGCCAATCTGGATTAAGGGCCTTTAGGTAGTAGTCAGGGCCGTCCTTTACCAGTTTCTTTAGCGTTGCTTCGGGATCAGCTGCGCCGTCATCTACCGCCGCCACAATACGGCCGGATTCTGCTGGTACTTCAGGATCAATGAAGACAATGTCACCTTCGTAAAACATCGGCTCCATGGATTCGCCTCTGACCTTTAGTGCAAATCCCTCGTTACTAATGCTCACTGGGCAGATATACCATTTATCGAGATCATCAAGAGAAGAGACCGGAGTGGGGAGCCCCGCTTGTACCCAGCTGATAAGAGGTACGCGGCGAAAACCTGCTACAGGAGCGGCATCCTTTGGAAGGTCAGGCGTGTAAATCAGTTGCGCTACTGAAACATTTAATACACGAGCTATCGCCTCAGTAGTATCGATACCCGGCTGTTTTGTCTTGCCCGTAAGTATCTTATTGATTGCCGACTGGGTAAGACCTGCGGATCTTGCTAATTCGTTTTGAGAGACGCCGTGTTTTTCCATCAGCGCTCTTAAGTTTTGAGCAAAAGTAGACATCGCACGATCTCAATAAAAATTCCAATGGGAATATTTTAACAGTCTTAAAGTTGTGTGCATATTCCGAAAAGAATTAGAATCTATTAACTAAAGTTGTAATTCTTGAGGTTTATATGGCCGCTTCATTACTCTCACCGGACGCCGCAGTTTTCAAACTTGAAAAAGCCGGACTCAAACAGCATCAAATCGCCGCTCTGCTCGGTATCGCCCAGGGCACAGTCAGCAAGATCAAATCAAAACGCTACACAGAAGTCAGCTACAAGATTGTCGACAAACTCAGAGAACTTGTCGCCCAGCTTTGTACGGAAGAAACCAAAAAAGAGAAAGCAACAAGGAGTGAATAAAGATGTGCAAGTTTTTAAAGGTCAAAAACACCGTAATCAATACGGCCTTTATCCAAAGAATTAGATACATTCCTGAAGAACAAACAATTTATATCTACATGGACAGCGCGTCCGGTATTGGGGAGGCGGTTAAGACGTACCGTATATCCCATGTCAACGACGCCGAATGGCTTTTATTTATCGGAATTTTGGATTCAGATAAAGTAGTAGCTTCTTGGGAGATCGAATAATGACCCAAGAGAAAGTTATTACTTTCGGCCAGGGCGCACAGCGCCTTGTCGATAACGGTTATTTGCCAATACCGATCAAACCGGGAGAGAAATTCCCGGACCTTGAGAAAGGGTGGACGTCCTACCGCTTCAAGTCAGAGGACGCTAAAAAGCATGCCGGCTGCGGCATAGGCCTGCTCACCGGACAGGGCGAGCATAAAGTGATCGGCATTGACTGCGACATCACAGACTTCGAGCTCCTCCAGCTGATCTACGACAAACTCTCCAAGATGTGCGGCGGCAGCCACAAGTTCTTATCGCGCGTTGGCCGCAGGCCCCGGACATTGTTCTTAGTCCGGACGGATAAAAGTTTCTCCAAAGTCTCCTCGCATAAATTCCTGGACGACCGCGGCCAGGAGCAGCAGCTGGAGATCCTCGCGAACGGTCAGCAGTTTGTTGCCTTCGGCCGCCATAAGGTTACCGGCCAGCCGTACTCATGGGGCACTGTCGATCGCACGCCGCTCGATCATCCGGCCGAATCCCTGGCAATGGTCACGATGGAGGAGGCTCAGTCGCTTGTCGGAATTGTCAACGACTACGCAGTCAAGCACGGCTGGAAGTTAAAGGAAAGAGGCGGCGCCGGCCGCTCCGTGTCGGCAAACGCAGGGCCGCTCACGGCCTTCGATGTCGAATGCATGAAGTGCAGAAACATCCCGCTCTCGGAAGCCAGGAAGATCATCAGCCATATTGACGCAGACGCATACAAGGACTGGCTTGAGGTCGGTATGGCGCTGCACCTGGAGTACGACGGCTCGGACGAAGCATTCCGACTCTGGGACGAATGGAGCAGCAAGTCGGCAAATTATCCGGACAAAGGATCCAAGGCACTCGCGGAAAAATGGGCGTCATTTGTTGAAATCGGCAAATGCAAGGAAGAGCTGATCCGCATGCCGACCGTAATCGCCAAAGCTGAAGAGGCCAAAGCGAGCAGAGAAAAGCAGATGCGAATCGCGGCCAAAGCGGAATTCACTGCCGCGCTGGCTAAATGCTCCGATGAGTTTGACGTCGAGACATTAGCGAGAAAAACCTCACTGTCCAATCGAGCAGACAGAGAGGTTTTCACGAATTACGCCTTAAAGCGCCTGAAAGAATTGGGCGCCGGATCAATCACAAAGACGAGTATACAGGGATGGTTTAAGAAAAGTACCTTTTCCGACTACGCACCCAACGAGCTCGGCCTGGCCGAACGCATGCGCGACACCTACAAAGGCGGTCTCAAATGGGACTGCATTAACGGTCAGTGGTACACCTGGAACGGAATCCGCTGGAAGAAGACGCCCAACGAGGCAATCATGGGCTACGCCAGGATGACCGTGGAGTCGTTATTCGAGGAAGCCAAAGGCCTCGACAGCGAAAGCGCGGTCAAGCTCAAAGACTTCGCCTCCAAGTGCTGCAATCCCAAGACCTGGGAGAACATGCTCAAGGCTTTTAAGTCTTTCTCCGACGGAGACAACAGCGTACTTATCAGCCCGCACGAGCTCAACCAAAATCTGCGCTACTTCGGAGTGAACAACGGCGAGATCGACCTAAAGACCGGTGAATTTATTCCCGGGGATCCCGCGCACATGATTACGCTCCACTCTCCGGTCAACTATGACAAGGCCGCGACTTGTCCTTATATCGACGCCAGGATGCTGGAGATATGCAACGGTGATCCGGAGATCGTTGAGTTCTATTACGACATTTTCGGCGCCGGCATGACGGGGCGCCTGCGCAGATCGTTCTTAATCATGTTCGGTTTAGGCCACAACGGTAAATCCGCGCTGCTTAACCTGGCGATCAAGATGATGGGCAACGGCCAAGAGGGCTATCACGTCGGAGCTGACCAAAAGACTTTTATCGAGGGAAAAGGCGGCTCGGCCGGCGGCGCCAGAGAAGACATCACGCGACTTAAAGACAAGCGGCTGGTGACACTCGTGGAGACCTCCGACGGCAGCCGCTTAAATAGTTCGCTCGTCAAACAGCTCACCGGCGGGGACCCGATGACCGGGCGCCAGACGTGGGCCAAGAGTTCAATCACTTTCACGCCGTGCTGTCTGCCGGTTCTTGTGTCCAACCATAAGCCGATCGTTGAGGATCAGAGCGAAGGCATGTGGGATCGACTGCTGCCAGTGCGCCACTTAGGCAACTTCAATGCCGAGCGCGCTGATCCCTTATTTGACCAAAAGTCTGAGGCCGAGCTCTCCGGTTTCCTGAACAAGTGTATTGCCGGCGCCCTCCGCTTTCAGCAGCGCGGCTTGCGGGTTCCGGACGCCATCCGCCGGGAGCAGAAAGCATACAGATCGGCCCAGGACCCAATGTCAGATTTTTTCGCAGAGCACTGCGTTATCGAGCCCGATGCGCGGTGGCCGCGGAGTGAGGCTTACAACGCCTGGAAGCAGTATGCAAGGGACTCTAGCGTCCCGCAGTATCAGGAACGAAAGAAATGGTTTTTTAACGCAATGGAGGAAAGAGGTTTTGAAACTGTCTATCAAAAAGGAGTTATTTGCTTTAAAGGCATCAAAGTAAAAGCAGTCGGTTTTGAGGCTGTCGATTAAGGCTTAAAGAGGTGAAGGGTGCAAAAACGCAAAAATACTATCCATTTCTAAAACTTCTCTCATATACGCGTATAGGGAAGTTTAGGAAAAGGGTCTTAAAAATACGTTTTTGCACCCTAACTAAGGGTTTCTACTATGTTATTAGAGAAAGAATCAAAGGTTTTAGAAAAGTTAAAGGTCATGTCTGTCGCAGTCGACTATGCACTCAAGGCAGGGCGAGTTTGGGACAGCAATCTGTACCACGGAGGCATGTACAACTGCCCTCCTATAAAGGATGTCCTCGATTTTATGGAGACATTCCACACATTGGACGCTTTCGTCTACGGCACATGCGCAGAGGACAACTTGTTCGGGTGCGGTCCTGCAAATCACTGGACGATCCAGGTCGGCTACTCTGAATCGGCGCCCAAGGCATGGGAGGGAGACGACAAGAGCGGATACTGCGAGGCCTATGCAGTGGTGACGTACAACCGGAATGGCGAGAGATGTGTACGCATTTTCGGAATCCCGGAGACGATTGCAACGGTGTACGCAAGACTGTTTTTTACAACGCGGTTAGACGGCTCGCCTTTTGACGTCGGTTTCCATAGCTCAAACGGAATTGTCACGGAAGCTTGAGCTTTAGCGGTTTAGACGCTTCCGGCGGCGGCAAACCGCTGGAGGCATCCCGGGGAGATAAGAATGACCGAAAAACAATCAACCTATCAACCTCATACGGTATTACCTCATGACGCCCAGAGATTACTCACAGAAGCCGCGAAAGCGGCACAAAAACTTCATGGACTCGGCCGCCAGCGGACCTTACAAGCGGCGATTGAAAGAGTTAAGAGAGAACATCCGGAGTACTTTAGGTCTTAGGGCCGGAGGCGTCGACTTTATCGGCCCGCTGGGAGCGTATGTCGGAGAGAGCCATCAGGCCGCGAGATATACAGACAATGAAGTCCTGCAGTGCATTGATTTGCGACTGGCAGGATTTTCGCTTAATGAGATATCGAAAAAGATGGAAATACCAAAGCGAACGGTCAGAGACTTTTTTGCCGGGAGAATAAGAGGCAAGCATCCGGTGAAGTTCGTTAAAGCAATGATCAATGAATAGGGCAGGAAGGCATCAAAATCGACCGCTGGAGAGCGATCGGCAAAAATTAATAGGATTTATCGTCTATCGAAATTTGAGCGGCTGTAGAAGCGGCAAATCGGTTTTAAGGAAATGCGGCGCCGCAAACAAAACGACTAAAATAAGCGTCAGGAGATTGACGGCATGAATCTACAAAGGTATAAAGTTGACAAGGAAGCCTTGAAAAAGCGAGTGACCGATGCGCTCGAAAAGCTGAGTGTATTGAGCGCCGGTATGGGATTGTTTCAGGATAAAACTCTGGGAATATGGCTCGGAATTTTCTGCTTTCTGTTGTGTTTATTGCTTTCTGGAGTGAAAAGAGATGACTAGCGCATGGTTCTTGTATACCTGCTTTGTGGCAGCGGTCGGCGTGCTGGCCTTAATCCTCTTTTTTGGAAAGGACCAAAAGCACGAGCACAAATAGTGCGCATTATTGAGCGACAGCCTCCGATAATCAACTCATTGATTACGGAGGTTTTATTATGTCGAGCACCAAGTTTGGAACAATAGAACGCCTGACACCGAAGCAGGCCGCATTTGTCTCCGAATACCTGAAAAACGGCGGCAATGCGACAGAAGCCTACAAAAAAGCGGGATACAACGTTACTACTGACAATTCGGCGGCCGTGAATGCAGCTCGATTGCTCAGAACGTCTAAGATCACCCGCGCGATAGAGAAGCGGCAGGCCGAGCGCAACGAAAGAATGCAGTTAGAAGAGGACTTCGAGCTCAAAAAAGCCATTGATATCCTTGAAAAATGCTCCGAGCCGCAGCAAGTTTACAACTTCGACGGCAAACCGAAGAAAGACAAAGCGGGCCACGCCGTATTTATGTTTGACTCCAAGGGCGCGAACCAGGCGCTCACAACGATATGCCGCTTAAGAGGTAAATTCAGAGACAAGCTGGAAGTCACTCAGGACGTTAGTGACCGTGCCAATCGCCTGGCGCAAATCCTGGCGGCAGTGGAAAAGGACGAGAAATAGCGACATAGCGGACGCATCCTCCGTCACGTCATCCATATAAATCAATGAGTTATGAGCACTATCGCCATTTTGTCCACCAATTTGTCCACCAATTTGTCCACCTATCGGCAGTCGGATGAGGCATCCCCGCCAACCACTGCCGGCGCCGATCGCCGAGGTATTTCCGACCAAGCCTCGACGGTCACTCTTATAAGATTGAGGCGGGGTGACGTAACGGCGAAGGGTGTCCGAAATTCGGCGGTCGTGGGGGTGAAACCCCCCAACTCAGCCCCGACGAGGGGCGTTATCATGGACCGATAGGCAATATCTGTAATTTGATCGCGCGAGGGGTGATCTTATTCGCCCGCTCCATTCCCATTCCCCATAACCGCATTTGTATTGACGGTGGTCTCATGGACAATGAAAAATTAGCAAATCAAAATTACGAACTGAACTTACAGAAGCTCGCAGTGCGGTTCAGTAACGACCCGCTCGCATTCGTTCGCCACGCCTTCCCCTGGGGCGAGGGGATCCTAGAGAAGTACGACGGGCCCGATACCTGGCAGGAGAAAATTCTCGGAGACATTAGGGACCGACTCCAAAAAGGCGAAACTCGCTACCAGGCGATCCAAATTGCCGTAGCGTCCGGACACGGAATCGGAAAAACCGCTTTAGTCGCCTGGGTCATTCTCTGGGCGATATGCACCTATCCGGACACAAAAGGCGTTATCACTGCGGAAACGGGCCGTCAGCTTTTAACCAAGACGTGGTCCGAGCTCCATAAATGGCATTCTGTCTGCATTTTCAAGGACTGGTTCGAGGTCGCGGCCGAATCGATCTATTCTCTCCAAAAGGGCCATAAGTACACCTGGAGAATCGACGCTATTCCCTGGAACGAAAGCAATACGGATGCATTCCAGGGCCTGCACAATCAAGGCAAAAGAATCCTCGTTTTGTTCGACGAAGCATCCGTGATCGCCGAAAAAATTTATGAGGTTACTAAAGGCGCGCTGACTGACCGCGATACGCAAATCATCTGGTGTATTTTCGGAAACCCGACGCGACCCGAGGGCGCTTTTTTCGACGCTTTCCACAAACAGCGTCACCGCTGGCTGCACTACAACATCGACTCCAGAACGGTCAAGATCACGAACAAAGAACTCCTGCAGCAGTACGTGGACGACTACGGCGAGGACTCCGACTTCGTGAAAGTTCGTGTGCGCGGAGTTTTCCCGTCGACGTCTGCCAAACAGTTCATTACCCGGGAAGACGTGGACGCAGCAGTCAACCGTCCGGTAGGCGTTATGAATTACGCCGCTACTGTTGCCGTCTTAGGTGTGGACGTTGCCCGAGAAGGCGACGATAGATCCGTGATCGCAACGAAAATCGGCCGCGACTGCACAATGCCCTTAAAGATTTTCCGCGGACTCACGGGGCCTCAGCTCGGAGAGCAGGTCATCCTTTATGCCCAGGAACTGCAGAAACTCGGAATCCCGAAAATTTACGTCAATATCGACTACACCGGCGTGGGCGCCTCCCCTTACGACTACATGGTCGACAAGGTCCCGCATATCCACAAGGTGATTGCAGCCAACCGCTCAAGCAACACCGAGCGCTGGGCCAATAAGAGAGCGGAAATGTGGGATCGGATGAGAGACTTTATTCGCGACAACGGGTGTCTGCCCAACAGCGCCGAGCTTGCTGACGATCTTTGTATTCCGGAAAAACTTCTTGACCGCAAAGGACGCTTGCTCCTGGAGAGCAAGGAGTCAATGAAAAAACGCGGAATGAATTCTCCGGACACGGCCGACGCGCTCGCCTTGTGTTTTGCCATACCGATCCAGGAGTATCTAGACGGCCCGGCCAACATGCCGCGATTAACCGAGAGACGGAAACGTCAAATCCGAAACCCCTACAAGTCGCTGTAAAAGTGCGCATTGAATTTGTCCGGAGATCGACAATGCGCCCATGGAAAAAACATTGACCTTTAGACCTGTCACGGTCGCTGAAGTTTTCGGCGCTCCGGACGCCGACATGCTGATCTCGGAATACATGGCCGAGTCAGGCAACCCCTTTTTGCCTCAGAAACCCAACGTCGAGTATTACCGCAAGGCCGAGGAGTCTGGCGCCTTTAGGGTTATCGGCGCCTTCAGCGGTGAGCGGCTTGTCGGTTTCGGCTCCTTCGTGCTGACCGTCATCCCGCATTACTCCACAGTGACGGCCTCCGTCGAATCGGTCTTCTTGTCCAAAGACTTTCGGCGCGGTGCGGCGGGCTTCAGGCTTATTAACGCTATAAGCCAAGCCGCTAAGGACGCCGGCGCCTCAGGCATCTATTGGGGATGCAGGAGCGGCTCGCGCCTGGAGACTTTATTCGAGAGGGTCCCGAGGTTTACACGCATGAACACTGTTTTTTATGAGGCCCTGGCATGACCGAAATCATAATCGCTGAGATACCGCCAAACACGTCCGGAGAACTGGAGGCCATGGCCGCAGGCGTCGAGGAAATGCGCGCGGCGCCCCAAGTCGAGATTAGAACCCGGAGCTTTATCCATGCCGGCATGTATTGCCGCACATGCTTAGTCCCGAAGGGCGTGGCAATCGCCGGCGCCTTAATCAAGATCCCGACAGTCATCATGGTCACGGGGGACTTCGCTATGACCTGCGGCGGCAGAACCGTCCGCTTAAAAGGCACGCATATTTTCCGAGCCTCGGCAGGCCGCAGACAGATTTTTGTCGCCTACGAGAACACCACTATTTCCATGTCCTTTGCTACCCGGGCCAAGACGCTCCTGGAAGCAGAGGCCGAATTTACTGACGAAACCGATCTTTTAATGTCACGGGGAGAATGAATATGAGCGGAGCAATTTCTGCCACTACAGCTGTAGCAATCAGTGCCGGCGTGGCCGCGGTAGGTACCGCCGCCTCCGTTATGGCGAGCAACAAGCAGGCCCGACAGCAGAAGGCCGCGGCCAAGGAAGCACAGCGCAATAACGAGATTACTCAGACGAAGGCCCGCGAGGATATGCGCCGCCAGAACGCCAAAGAGGCCGATGTCTCCAGCATTTATGAGCAGAACTTAGATCAGAACGCATCCGGAGGCTCGACGCTGCTGACAGGGCCCGAGGGCATCAATAACTCCGATCTGACCTTAGGCAAGGGCAACAAGCTCGGAGCCTAAAAGCGAGGCACCGATGGACAAGAAGGAATTACGTGCGCACATCCTGTCGCGCTGGCAAAAGCTCAAGACGGAGCGCGATCCCTTTATCCCGCAGTGGAAAAGTATCGCTACGCATATTCGCCCGGCAACAGGCAAATTCCTGCTGCGCGGACCGAAGAACGAGGCGCGCGAACGCTTCAATGAGATTTTCGACAATACGGCAACCGGCGCCAGCAACCTATTGTCCTCCGGATTGATGTCCGGACTTACGGACCCTAGCCAGCAATGGTTTTATCTCACGACCGGAAGCCCAAGGCTGGATGAATCCCCGGCCGTGAAACAATGGCTCGCGGATGTGTCTCAAGTCATTTATATGGGCCTATCGAGAACGAACGCCTATCAAAGCCTGCACCACTTTTGGCTTGAGGTCAGTCTCTACGGCACGGCCGCCATGATGATCCAGGAAGACGACGAGCGCGGCTTTTACTGCTATCCGTTCACGATCGGCGAGTATGCGATCGCCTGCAACCATAAGGGCATCCCGGATACTCTGTATCGCGAGCTGATAATGACGGTGGCGCAGATCGTCCAGCAGTACGGCTATGAGAATGTCCCGCGCGGCATTAAGGCGCTCTATGACCAACGGCAATACGACCAAGAGAAGGCCGTCATCCATGCCATTGAGCCGAGATACGATCGCGACATCACCAAGCAGGACAACAAGAACATGCCGTATCGTGCGGTTCACATGCTGGTCGACGCCGACAGTGACGAGCACTCGATTCTCCTGGAATCCGGGTACAACGAATTTCCGGCAATCGTGGGCCGCTGGGGAGCAATCTCGACCGATACCTATTCCTGCGAATCTCCGGGCATGACCGCGCTGGGTGACGTGCGCCAGCTCAAGCACGAGCAGATGCAAAAAGGCAACGCGATCGACTTGATCGTCGATCCCCCGAGACTTCTGCCGACGTCGGCCAAGGACGCCGAGCTTGACTTCGCCCCGGGCGGCTTAAGTTTCGTGGACATGCCGACCAACGGCAGTCAGTCCAATAACGCCACTACTGCGGTCGGAAACATCAACCCGATCACGGTGGACATCCAGGAAGTTCAGGGTCGAATCAAGGCGGCATTCTTTACCGACCTTTTTCTCATGCTTTCTAACCAGGCGGAGATCGCTCGCATGACGGCGACCGCGGTGGCAAGACTCCAAGAGGAAAAACTCATCATGCTCGGACCGATTTTGTCTCGGTTCAACAACGAGGTTCTGAATCCTTTTATCGGCCGCATTTTCTCGCTCCTCTCCCGCGCCGGAGTTTTTCCGCCTCCGCCCCAGGAGCTCCAGGGCACTGAGTTAAACATTGAGTACACCTCCATGCTTGCCCGATCTCAGAAAGAGGTCCAGGCCAACACCGACATGGAGGCCATTACGCAAGTCTGCCAGCTGGCGCAAGTTGACCCGTCGGTGCTCGACCGCATCAATCTGGATAACGCGATCAAGATCATTTTCGACAAGAAAGGCGTGAGCCCGAGCTTACTGCGCTCGGACGAAGAGGTGCAGCAGATTCAGCAGCAGAGAGCTCAGCAGCAACAGCAGATGGCGCAGCAGGAACAGGCGCAGCAGGGCGTGGACGCCTTGAGCAAGTTGGGCAAGGTCCCCGCGGGCGGCGACACCATGGCGGGTCAGGCCGTCGAGGCGCTCCAGGCCGAGATGGGGCAGTAAAAAAGTGCGCATTGATTTTTATTGAAGGTTTTAAATGTCAGGAAAGATTCGCAATCCGTTTGACGAAGCGAAGCTCAAGGAAGAAAGACAAGAACGAGAAGCGCAGAAAGCGAGCTTTGAAGAGGCTTTTAAAGAGTCTCTCATCCGCCTTCTGGGCACGCGGGACGGAAAGATAGTGTTTAACAAAATCTTTTCCGACTGCGCCTTGTTCTCCTCCTCTTTTGACACCAACGCCTTGACGATGGCGAACAAAGAGGGAAAGAAAACCTTCGGCCTTGTCGTGCTGAGCTACGTCATGGCCTATTGCCCGGAACAATACACCGAGATAAGGAAGATATCGGATGAGTACAGAAAATGACAGCGGCTCCCAAAACACCAGTCAGGAGACGTTAGTACCTCCTTCGCAGAATGAACAACAGTCTTCTCCTTTGGACCAGGGGCAGTCTTCTCAGACCACCACTCCGACTGAAAAGGAGACCGGTACTGAGAAGACTGAAACGTCTCCGGCGCCCGAAACTAAGGCCGCTCAAACGGTAAGCAACCCGCTTGAGATTAAGCCCGAGGCAGACGACGCCAAGAAGGCCGAAGGTCAGGAAGGACAGAAGCAGGAAGCGAAAGAGGATGCGGCACCTGAAAGTTATGCCGACTTCAAAGCACCCGAGGGTGTAGAGCTTAACGGCGCGGTGGTCGACTCCTTTAAGGGTATCGCCAAAAAGCTCAATCTCTCGCAGGAAAAGGCCCAGGCCGTAATCGATGAGATCACGCCCGTGATGGTCTCCCAGCAGGTTGAGTTTATTAACAAGGTCAGCGGCCAGTGGCTGGAGAAGGCTAAGAAGGACGCCGAAATCGGCGGCTCTAATTACGACGCCTCTATCCAGCGCGCCATTAAGGTCAGAGACCGCTTCGGCAAAGGCGCCGACGGCAACTATGACGCTGATGTCGCAGAACTGTTCTCGCTGCCTATCGGCTCGCATCCCGGCTTTATCAAACTCCTAGCAAGAGTCGGCGCGGCAATCAGCGAAGATACTCCGCCCAAAGGCAGGGTATCCGGAGCAATCACACCTCAAGACATTTATGGTTAATTTGGGAGAGTAAAAATGGCAGACGTTTTCAGCGGCATGACGCCCGTCACAATGGCTGAATGGCAGTCGCTCGTTCCGGACAGCGACGTAGCAAAGAAAGTTTTCATTCAAACCGTCCGAGATTATCAGCCGTTCTTTGATCGTGCTACTATGGTGCGCGGCAACGACGGCCAGGGTATGAAAGGCACACTGGCGGATAAATATCCGGAAGGCCAGCTCGTCGGTATTAACGAAGGCTGGGATGCATCCACCCCGACAGGTCGTGCAGTACGTTATCCGTCCTGTATCGCACGCGACCGCTCCGTGATCGGTAAGCTCCAGCTTGAAAGAATGCCGGAGAAAGACCGAGCACCGTATCGCGCCCGCAAGGACCAAATGTTTACCCGCGGCTTAACCCGCGGTATGGTCAAACGCGTCTTCCAGGGCAATCTGGATAAAGATCCGAGAGACTGCTTAGGCCTGGCAAATATCGTTTTGCCGGACAAAGACAACGGCGCTTGGAAGAACTCCATCATTGACGCCGGCGGTACAGTGGCTAGCGGCTCGACGAGCACACTCACTTCGATCTATTTTGTTAACTGGCACCCGGAAGAAATGACCCTGTTCTTCCCGGAAAACGGCGGTGCAGCAGGTATCTCCGTCGAAGTTCAGAAATCTCCGATCTATGTTCCGGACGCCAACGGCAAGATGTTCCCGGCATACGTAACCGAGTTCGGCTATGACCTCGGCGTATTCGCGGGTAATCCGGAAAACATTGTCCGTATCGCCAACGTCGATACCTCCAAGATCACGACGGCCAAGGGCGCAGCTGACCTCTTGAAGTTGTTCGTGGAAGCACGTCACCGCCTGCGCACAGACGACTTCTCTCATGTCGGTATCTACTGCACGGACCAGGTCGGCATGATCTACGACTTGCAGCTTCTGGAGAAGACGAAGTACACGCTTGAATACAAGACCTTCGGCAAACGTGAAGGCATGTTGTCCTTCGGCGGTATTCCGATCTATCAGTACGGCACGGACGTGCTTAACGCAAGCGAATCCGCGATCACAATTTCCTAATAGGAGGCGTTATGGTTTTCGACATTAAGATGATGCTCGCCGACAAGAAGGAGGCCAAAACCGCCTTCACGTCCAGTGGCCTTGACTTCGGCTCCCCCCTGGTAGAGTCCGGTGTCAACGGTCACAAGATGGCGCTTTGTATCTCCGCCAGCGGCGTGGCCGGCACCAGTCTGGCCTTCAAGATTGAGGACTCGGCCGATAACTCTACTTTTGCCACTGTCGCAACATCTAAGGCATTCACGCCCACTGAGCTCAAGAATCTGATTGTGGTGGGGCTCCCCTTCGAGCACAGACGCTACCTGCGTATCGTGACCGTCCCGACAAGCGTCACGGCAGGCACCGTCACGGCCTGGATCGGCAACGACTACAAGCTCGGCCAGGTCAAAGAAGGCGAGGGCTGGGAGTTCCGTACTGAGAAGACAACTGCGGCAGCCGGCGGTGACAGCTAATCAGCAGTAAACAACCGAAAATTTGTCGGAGGAGGCGGGCATAAAACCCGCCTTTATTTATATGGCTAATCAAATCGAAATCTGCAATGCCGCACTGTCTCAGCTCGGTGCGGACTCAAACATTACGTCTATCGATCCTCCGGACGGCACGCAATACTCCGAACAGTGCGCGGCCTACTACCCGATGGCACTGCGCTATCTGCTGGAGCAATTTAACTGGAGCTTTGCCCAAAGTCGCTACAAGCCGCCCCAGTACGTTGAGCTGGATCGAACTCTGTACCCGTGGCGTTACGGCTACTCTTTGCCGAGCGACTGCATGTGTGTTGTCGGTCTTTACTGCACCGGCGGCCAACCCTGGCAGACCACACTGCCGTACGAGATTGAGTATCGCGAAAGCGAAAACACGATGTTCCTGCTGACGGACGTCAAGGACGCCGTGATCGTCTACACCCGTTACTTGAACAACCCGCAGATGTTCCCGGGCTACTTCACCGAGGCCCTCGTCATGCGCCTGGCGGCATATCTCGCGGGTGCCCTGGTTAAGAATCAGAGCGCGGACAAGTATCTCAAATATGCCGAGGACGCCTTGAGCAAGGCCAAAACACGGGACGCAAAAAAGAGCGCCCACCAGCATCCGAAGTATTTAGCGGCACAGCTTAGAGCGAGGTTCGTGTAATGGCAGTCAGAATCTTTAGAAACTCTTTCGGCGGCGGCGAAATCTCTAATACCATGTACGCCCGAGTGGACGACGCCAAGAACCAAACAGGCCTGGCCAAGTGCAAAAATTTTATCGTTGAGCCTCAGGGCCCTGTCTTTCGGCGCCCGGGTTTCGAGTACGTGGCGCACGCGAAATACTCGGACAAAAAATGCCGCCTGATCCCGTTCTTGTTTTCGCTGGACCAGACGATGGTCTTAGAGGTGGGACACAAGTACATCCGCTTCCATACGCATAAGCAAACTTTGATGTCCAGCAATGCTCCGTATGAAATCACGACTCCGTATGAGGAGGCTGATCTTTTCGAGCTGAGTTTCGTCCAGAGTATTGACGTGATTACGATCGCGCACATCAACTATCCGACGAAAACTCTGAGGCGACACGGTGCGACCGACTGGCGATTGGAGAACGTGAACTTTAATACCACACTGTCAGCACCTACGGGCCTGGCCGTAACCCAGACAATCGGTCCGGACGTCGAGGATAAGAACAAAGGACTTTTTAAGAGAAAATACGGGGTTACGGCTTTGAACGCGGACGCCTCAGAGGAAAGCCCGCTGTCGGCTACCGTTGAAATTAACTGCAATCCTTTTGCGGACGGCGCCTACAACACACTTACCTGGAATGCCGTCCCGGGCGCCGCTATGTATCGTGTGTATCGCAATGTGGGCGGTGTCTACAGTTATATCGGCCAGACGTCCGAAACCTCGATTATCGATGACGCAATTTCTCCGGACTCAGGTATCACACCGCCACGGTATGACTCTGAAATTACGTCCGGATATCCGGGCACCGTGAGCTACTTTGACCAGCGCAAAATCTTTGCCGGAACGCGTACCAAGCCGCAATATATTTGGATGACGGCCGCAGGCAGTGAGAACTCTATGGCGTATCACTTGCCCGTACAGGCGACCGACCGAATCTCGGCTCGAATCTACGCCCGAGACGTCAACCGAATCCGACACCTTGTTCCGCTGTCCCGATTGATTCTCCTGACGGCCTCAGGGTGCTGGGTAGTGGGCACCACAGACACGGATGCCCTGACGCCGGAGTCCATCAGCTTTAAAGCGCAGAACGCAGAAGGCGCAAGCTCGGTCAACCCTGTGGTTGTAAATTCGGCCTGCGTGTATGCCGCGGCCAGAGGCGGCCATCTTCGTGAAATGGGTTACTCATACGAGCGAGGCGGATTTATTTCCGGAGATTTATGTCTTCGTGCGCCGCACCTTTTCGACCATAAGACCGTGATCGATATTGCTTACTCCAAAGCACCGAATCCGATTATTTGGTCAGTCTCCAGCGACGGCGTATTGGTGGCCTTCACCTACATTCCTGAGCAGCAGATCGGAGCATTCTCAACAATCGAGACTCGCGGCAGTTTCGAGTCCGTGACTGTTGTCTCCGAGGGCTACGAGGACATCCCGTATGTCGTCACCAGCCGCAGGATCAACGGGCAGACGGTCCGATTTATCGAGTGTATGCACGAGGTGCAGTCGCCCTCAAGAGCGGAATCCTGTTACGTTGACTGCGCGGGCTTCTACCAGGGCAACCCGACAAAGACGATTACCGGACTCTCCTGGCTGGAAGGCGAGAAGGTTTCCATCCTGGCTGACGGTTATGTCGTGCCGGATCAGAAGGTGGTCAGCGGGAAAGTTGTGCTGGAGGATGAGGCCTCGACGGTTTACGTCGGCCTGCAATACGACTCCGACATGGTTACGCTCCCGATCCACCTTCAACTTAACGATATGTCCTACGGCACCTCTCACCGTAAAAATATTACGGAGGTCACGTTACGGCTTAACGAATCCTCCGGAGTGTCCGCAGGATCGAGCTTTGAAAAGCTGTACCACATGCAGCCGAGAGCGACTGAGTTACCCGGGTATCCGCCGAATCTGCGCTCCGGTATTTATGACCTACAGATTAAGCCAAAGTGGAGCGATGAGGGCCAGGTCTACATCCGGCAGTCTCTGCCGCTCCCGCTCCGAATCACTTCGATCACGACAACGGTAGAAATCAGCTAACCGACAATAGTGCGCATTAAAGCCTGAGGCGGCGTCAAGATAGGCGCACTATCGGAGGTTTTATGGACTTTAGTTTCAACACCGCTTCAATGATCGGCACGGGAATCTCTGCCGGTATTTCCGCTGTCGGTTCGATCTTCACAACCCGCTACAACAACGCTATCGCCAAGGCCCAGGCAAATATCGCCAAGGAAAACGCCAAGACGATGGAATTGCAGGCGCAGTACACCCTGTTTGCAGCAGAGACTAAGGTCCAGCACGAAACGATGCAAGCAGGCCAAGTCAAAGCCAGGCAGAAGGCTGCGCTCGCCGCCAACGGTGTTGCGATCGGCAGCGGTAGCGCGGCGCAGATTACAGCTTCCACCGACATCATCAAGACGATTAACAAGAATCGCATTGAGACCGATGCTCATGCCGCTGCCTGGGGCTATCGCCAGCGGGCTACCGACTTCAAAAACCAGGCCTTGATGTTTAACGCTAAGAAACAAAGTGTGGGCCTGAACTTCATGTCCACGGCGCTCAACGGCTTGTCTCAGGTGGGCATGACCTACGCCTTTGGAAAACTTGCCGAGGGCAAAACAAAAGAGCCGGCACAAGACACGCCGCTCAAGGTTGACGCCATCAGCGGAGCCGATCCCGGATTGAAGATCGACGCGATTTCATCCGCCGACCCCGGCCTGCGCATTGACGGAATCTCCTCGGCCGATCCGGGAATCCGAGTTGATGCGGTATCTGCGGCCCAGCCGATTTTCACGCCGCTTTACAGCTTCAATCCTCTTTCGATCAATAACAAAGTTTCGATCTTAGGCAGATAAATATGCAGGTACCCATTTATCAGAACAACACGCCGAATCCTCAGAGCGAACAGTCTTTTGCGCGTCCCGGAGAAAACGTCCAGCCGACCTTCGACTATGAGCGCGCGATGGAACGAGCCACCCAGCCCTTGAGGGCAGGTATCGGTTTAAGCGTCAAATTTGCACAAAAGGCCGAGGCCCAGCAGGTCAAGGCGGAAGCCGACGAGGCGCTCAACGGCCTGGATCAAGAATTACGAGAGCTGCAATGGAATCCCGAGAGCGGTTACTACACCATGAAGGGCAAGACCGCCGTGGAGGGCTATGACCCGACCCGCGAGGCCATGAACAAGGCGTATCAGATACACCTCGATAAACTGCAAAACCCGCTTGCGAAACAGGCCTTCACTTCTGTTGCCCTGGAGAAGATCAACTCCTACGATCAATCCATGCAGCGCTACCGCTTGAAAGAAAATGCCGCCTATAAGGCAGAAGTCTCGGACACGCGCGCCAAGTCTTTGATCGACGACTTTGCCTTCTCCGGTTTCGGCCCTGACTCCGAGCGCACAATGGCGAGCCTCATGGATGAGGTGGACTACCAGGGCAAAATCGGCGGCAAGAGTCCGGAATGGATCGCAAGACAAAAGGACAACTACTCCGCCCTGGCGTATGCCTCAGCCTACCAACAGATGGCAGTCGAAGACCCGTATGGGGCGCTCAAGCACTTCCAGCAGGTCGGCTCCACGAAGATGAGCCCGGACGTATCCCGCAAGACCTATGCCTTGTTGCGCGAGCGTGTATGGCCTCAGCTCCAGGAGACGGTTGACGCAATGGGCGGCCCGGAGGCGATCGGTCTTAATCAAGGCTCGGCCGCTCGTGCTGCCGGGAAAGTCGACGTCCGAGTCTCCGGCGCCCAGGCAGGCTTAGGCACGCCCCCCAGTGTTCCGGACAAGGTGCTGAATACGATCGGCTACAAGTTCTGCAACCCGCTCAACATTAAAGCTTTCGGCAATAACTGGAGCGGTATGGTGGGCCAGGACGCCAGAGGTCATGCCATTTTCGAGACTCCGCAGGACGGTATTTGCGCCGCGGCAAAGATCCTCAAGACCTATGCTTCCAAGTACGGCATCAACACCGTGGACGGCATTGTTGATCGCTTCTGCGCGGCCAGCGACGGCGTGACACGTGCATACATCAGCAATGTCTGCAAAGCCATGGGCGTCAATCCCGGAGAGGCCCTTGACGTCAAGGACCCGCAGGTGATGACCAAGCTCATCAGCGCGATGATGCGCCAGGAGATTGGCGCGGTCGCGTACTCCCAAGAGACGATCACCGCCGGGGTCCATAAGGCGCTGGGAATCGATAAGAACGATTACTCCGACAAATTTAATACTCAACTCACTGAGGACGAAGAAAAGCAGTACCAAGCATGGGCAAAGAAGATCGGCCATGAGCGTGATGTTTACGACTATGACCTTAGAGGCGCATGGAAGGCGGGCGCGGCTCAAGCAGAAAACGGCCACTTCCCCGATACGTTTAAAAAGCCAAATCATCCGACTTTTAGTGTCGAGAGCAAGTACCACGACGGAAAGAAGTATGTCGGCGGCCACTGGGTAGTCGAGAACGGGCAAAACATTTTTATCGGCCCTCATGGAGAACGCCGAGATGACAACGGCAAACTTCTGTCGCAAAAGTCTGAGGCTCCGCGCCTGACCTCTAAGGACGTGGCCTTTAATCCGAACGTCAAGACAGGCGATCCGGTGATCGATGCGTTACCTCTTCCGGACAAGATCAAGTTATTCCGCGCATCCAGGCAGAGACGCGGCCAGCAGGCTCAGCAGGCCAAGGTCGAGTTAAAACGCTCCGTGGACAACGTCTTATCCCGCGCGATCAACACGGGCGACGTATCCGAGCTCCCGGATGTAGCAGACTTCATTAACGTGTACGGCCAGGACGAGGGCGTCCGCATGCACTCCGAAGTCGAAAAGCAGGCGCAGCTCAATGCCGCCATTCACTCCATGCCGGCGATGTCTGTAGGCGATATGGACGCTACAAGCCGAGCGCTCACGCCTCAGAAGGATGATCCTGAGTACGCCGCGCGCATGGAGCAGAAAGCTACGTGGGATAAGGCCGCAGAGAAGGTCAAGACCGAGCGAGCCAAGGATCCGATGCGCTTTGCGATCGAGGGCATCCCGGAACTCGGTTTTAAGCCTATCCAGGATTGGAGCAATCAGACGCTGGCGATCCGAGAGCTCACCAACCGCATCAGCAGCTACAAGGATGTGGCCCGGCGATTCGGTACTGACGCGCATATTCTCACAAAAACCGAGGCCACCGGGTTATGCCAAGCCTTCGCCAATATGGACGAAGACCACCAGGCGGAGTATGCGCAGAAGTTATCCGATGCGATCTTTGATCCGGTGACCGGCGACAGCGGTGCCCTGGCGGCATTAGCAACTGATATTGGTAAGAACCACCACCTTCTGTCTATCGCTTTGGGTGTGGCCTCCACGCCTCAGGGCCGAGAGAATAACGGTGCGCTCCGTCAAATCAAGGGCAATTACTACCGTAGAAACAAAGTCAATGACGCCAATAAGGACGAGCCGGAAATTCGCCAGAAGCTGGACGGTGTGCTGCCGATCCCGGCCGGAAGTCCGGAGTATGAGGACCTCATTAACGCAGTGCTGAACGACCATGCCTATGCCCTTCAAGCAGGCGGCTCGAGCGACGTGGATACCGCGATCGAAAACGTGATCGGCCCGGTGGCAGAGCACAACGGCGCGAAGATCATTTTGCCGTCCAGACTCTCGCAGGCGAGCAAGGACTTGATGACCTTTACCAAGCTCGGATCTTTTGAAGACGTTTTGCAGGTCTACAGCAAGGACTTCCTGAAAGGCGGCAAAAAGCTCGTCTATCGGAATCAGGTGGTATCACCTAAGCAATCCGCCAGGCTCATCAACACGGCACCTCTCAAGTGGGTAGGCGACGGCGTCTACTTTATCCGCGACGGCTTGCGCTACGTAACCGACGAAAAGGGCGAGCCCTTCCGACTTGACCTTAACGACACAATTTCCCGGAGAATTAAATGAGCTGGATCAATCGTTTCGGACTGACCAATGAAGAAGCCAAGGTCATCAATCAGTACAGCGCTCCGGAGAACAACGCCGAGGCCCTGACACCCGGACTTTTCGAGGGCGCCTGGAGCGCAATCGGCCAGTCGTTTGGGAAAGAATGGGAAGCCACGAAGTCGGACATTAGCGAGGCGGCCGCGCTCAGGGTCGAAGATGATGATTACTACCTCGCCCAGCAGGAGGATCCCTTTGCGCCCGACCTCAATGTCAATAAGGATGCAGTAGTCAATCGCCTGAGGCAAGACGCAAAAGAGGCACGCCTCAAGATCAAGAACGATTACACGCCGAATCCCGAGACCACCGGCACGGCGGCCATGATCCTCTACGGTCTGACCGGTTCTTTGGCCAAGGGTATCGGTTACTCCGTTCTCGCGGGCGGCAATCCGTTCCTCGGCGGTGCGCTATTCGGCGCCGACCTCGGACGTTATGAGAAAGATAAGCTCCAGGACAAGGGCGTGGATACAGAGACGGCCACGAAAGCGGGCTTGATTACAGGCGTGACAAACGCTGTCGGCATGGCGCTCCCCGCCTCCCTCGGCACAAGTTATTTGAAGTCTGCGACCTTCGGCGCCCTGGTCAATCCCGCAACTGACATCACTGAGCAGTCGGCGATTAAGTTCGTCCTGGATAACGCGGACTATTCGGTTATCTCCAAAGAGTACGATCCTTTCGATCCTGTAAGCCTAACAACATCCGCCCTCATGGGCGCAGGTTTCGGCCTTCTCGGCGCACGAGGTGCTCGAGTCCGGGCCGCAAGAGAGGCAGCGGAAAAGGCCCAGGCTGAGGCTCCGGCCGCACCCGTGGGAGGTCAGGCAAGCCGCATGAATAAGAGTGTGCTTGAGTCCATTCAGAACCGCGACAGAAGCGGTAAAGAAAGCCGCTTGCAGATGCAGCAGATCGCGCAGGCTCCGGACTTCAATCGCTTGCGCAATGGTGCAACTTTGGGCGAGGGTACGCCCGTGATCGCGTATTTGCCGGAAGACTCCTCGGCCATTCTCGGTAAGACGGTTACAGTCTCGGACACCAACGGCGACCGCACCACGATGCGCTATGCCCTGATTGAGGCAAGCGATGTGATGACCTCTAACAGTGTCGACGGCAGTCTCAATGCCAATTTCACAAATCCCGATGTCCAGGGCGCCCGTGCTATCGCGGGCAACGGTCGTATCGCAGGCCTCCAGGAAGCCTATCGCAACGTCAAGGCCACGAAGTACAAAGAGGAATTGACCAAGGTCTTAAAAGAATTCGGCATCAGCCGCCGCGCGGTCAAGAAGATGCGCGAGCCTATCCTCGTTCGTGTGATGGACGATGCGGATGTCAAGGAAGGCATCGGTGAATTGTCCAACCGCACCGGAACGCTGAAATTAAATCCCGCAGAGCAGGCCGCCCAGGATGCGAGGAATGTGCGCCTGGAGGAGGTTGAGTTCACGAAGGACAACGGTATCTCCGTTCGTTCTATGGACGAGTTTGTGCGCCGTACACCGGACAAGGAAGGCCTCATCGACGCCGAGGGCAAGGTCATCTATGACAATGTCCGCCAAAGAATGAAGTCGGCGATCTTTGCTGCGGCTTATCCGGACAACCGACTGATTAACCGCTTTATCGCCGACGATCCGAAGGACAAGCAGGTGATGGACGTGCTCCAGGCCGCCGCGCCTGAGGTCGTCAAACTCAGACGCCACGGCGGAGACTTTGACTTCTCAGGCGACCTCATGGAGGCCCTTGCCGACTACATGCAGACCAAACAAGAGGCCCGCAAGATCCACGGTGAGAAGGTCGAAGGCGAGATCACGGAATTATTCTTTGAGGCCACACCGGTGCAAGCATGGTTTAGAGACATTCTCTTATCGAAGAATCCCGAGCGGCTCAAAGACGCCCTAGCCCGATTCAACGAGGTGGCTCAGCAGGAAAGCGGCGGCGAAGGCCTATTCGGTAAGGTCAACCGCGACGAGGTTTTCAATCAGGTCAAAAGCGAGTTCGGCGCGCTGGATAAAGCAATCGACTCGATCACTCCGAGCGCGGTGGACGCCGCCATGGAGCTCCGTAACGCTGACGTAATCGAGGGCGATCAACCCTCAGGCATGAACGGCGATATCAACAAGTCAATCGCCGACGAGAAACTTGCCCGGGAACAGTTGGACGATGGTGAGCCGGTTAATGTCTCAGGCGAAGGCGTCGATCCGGAAACGCTGAGAACGCAGTTCGACTCCTTCAGAGATCGTGTGTTTAACCAGCTCCTGGGCGCCGGGTTTAAAGAAAAACTCGCGGCCTATTCTGCTGACCTCTACGACGCTTTCTACAGAACACTGGGAGAGCGGTTAGGCATGAGCGCGGACGAATTGGAGAAACGCTATGCGCTCAAGGTTCGCAAAGGCGGGAAGGAAACCGCCGAAGGCCTTTTCCAGTCGAGAGTATCTAGTCAGAAGGAAAGGCTAGAGGTATGGCTGAAGCCGTCGGAAATTGAAACCGCTAGAGGAAAAACACGCGGCGAAATTGAGGCTATTTTCGGAACAGAATTAGAAGATATAGCAACCGTCCCGGACGTCTACTTGAAAGCGATTTTCGGGGATAAAGTAACAGATCCCCGTGTTTACACGTCTAAGGCTTATTTTTTAGACCATGTTGTAAATCACCATGCGCCCGATGTTCTTCCAGAAGATTATCTCCAGATTCAGAACATCATCAATAACCCGGACGAAGTTATTAGAGATACTCGGGTCAATGAAAAAGGAGTAAGAAGAAACGGAGTAATTTTTACGAAGTTGATAGGAAAGACGTATTTGCTCGCTATTAACTTAGAAGAGACGGGGAGCGGCAAACTCCAGCTCTACAAATCGTTGCATAGAACAAGAAATAAAAAACCCTATCGCAAAATGGATAGGGTTACCTTGTCCGTGGACACCCTCTCCGAAAAATCGAAGAACCCTCACGATGCAGTCGTATCCCCGAAGGGACACCCGGCGGCAGGCGACAAATTTTCCGCTCTAGACAAGGATTCCAGTATAAAAGATCCGTCAAGGGAAAACAATGGCTATCCTCAATCAGGGGATGAGACTCGCGGCATGTACACGCCTGCCGAACGCATGATTACTTTGTTCGGAACTGCCGACGAATCGACTTTCGTCCATGAGTCCGGGCACTACTTCCTGGACGTCATGACGGACGTGGTAATGCGCTCCGACGCACCCGAGCAGGTGAGGGCCGACATTCAGACGCTGATGGATTGGTTTGGCCTTAAGGACCTGGAAGAATGGAACGGCTTATCGCTCGAAGAAAAGCGGCAATTCCATGAGCAGTTTGCCCGCGGCTTTGAGCAGTACCTCCGTGACGGTGTTGCACCGTCCTCCAGGCTGGAAGCGATCTTCAAGCAGTTCAAGGACTGGCTCGTGTCGATCTACAAATCGGCCGCAGACCTAGACGTCGAATTGACGCCTGAGGTCCGAGCCGTCTACGCCCGAATGCTCGCAACCGATAAAGAAATCGCGGCCAAGACCGAAGCGGACTCCCCGAGCCTATTTAGCGAAGACCTCGGCCGGACGGTCACTCAAGTTGTCGATAACACCAATTTGCCGGATGAGACCAAGGCCGTGATTAAAGACGGCCTGGAGACTTTAGGCATTAAGACCGAGCAGGCGCCGGATCAAAGCAAGTTGGCGGGCGTTATGACGGATGACGAATTTGTCCAAAGTCGCTTTGGCCTCGACATGGAGAAGTACGGCGATATGCCGATTTTGGATGAGAACGGTAACGAGACCACACCGCGTGAGATGGTAGCTGGTGACCTGGCAGCGGCTGAGCAGTTGGAGAAGGACGCAAGCGGAATGTCCCGCGCCGCGCTTTGTATGTTTACCAATAACGCCTTCGATTAAGGATTAGAAAATGGCAAAAGGCTTAAAGAAAGAATGTTTAGACTCGGTTAGCCAAGTTATCGGCCGACAGCTAACGGCCAAGGAAGGCGAGGACATTGTCCTTAACATCAAAAGCAAGGTGCTCAATATCCGGAAAACCGAGCCCAACCTGACCAAAGACCAATATGTTGCCAAGGCCGCCGCGCTCGTGGCACAGGATATGCAGTACCGGGCCACCCGTATGAAGGTCAATGCACAGCGCCAGGTGATCGCGCTCGCGGCCATGCAAAACTACACCGCTGATATGAGGGCTAAGGGATTGAGCGCAAACTCTGCCGCCATGAGATATTTGGATAAAGTCGACAAGCACGCGGTCGGCGTATCTAAAGAATATGCCTCCGAGCTCGTGGACACGCTCCAGGCGGCTTGCCCTAAGTTTTTCGGCATGATCGAAAACGATGATGCGGTCGCGGGAATCCTGGCCGAAATCTCCGGCGTCGATACTAAGAACGCAGACTATAAGAAAGCGGCGCAGGCCTGGATCCAGTGCACTGAGCAAATGCGCGAGCGTTACAACCGAGCAGGCGGAGACATCCGATCCCGCGAGGACTGGATCATGCCCCAGACACACAACCAGGGCAAGATACTCAATGCCGCGAGAATCCTAGATGAGAAAACTCCGAAAAGTTTTGCCGGACGTACTGCGGCAAAGGCCAAGCACGCGGCGGATAGGTTTAAAAAGCGTAATCCCGAAGCGAACCGTGACGCGTGGGTCGACTTCGTTTTCGAGCGACTGGATAAGACTCAGTACCTCGACGATAACTTACAGCAAATGAACGACGTGGAGATAAAGAACGTCCTCCGGGAAGCGTACATGTCCATTACGGAAAACGGAGACCAGCATCAGAATGCAGCTGACGCAAAGCCGAGCGGCAGGGGCAAAGCTAAGTCGGAACAGCGCCAGGAGCACCGCACGATTCACTTCAAAGACTACAAGGCCAGGATCGAATATAACCGCATGTTTGGGCAGAACCCGTCGATCTTCGGCACTATGCTGTCGCACGTCAGCGCGATGTCGCGAGACATTACGCTCCTGGAGGAAATGGGACCGAGCCCTACGAGTACTTTCAACACGTTGAAACGCTCGACGGAAATCCTTAACAATCAATCCAACTATTTTCTGGGTTACAAGGTGCCAACAAACGATCTTATGCTCGACGCAATGTGGACAAACCTAAACGGCAGTCGAGGCGTCAAATACGAAACCTTTGCCGCCATTATGCAGGGCGTCCGTAACCTCCAGGTGGCGGGCAAACTCGGCGGAGCTTTTATCACAAGCTTGTCGGATATTGGGACGTACTTCCACATGTGCAGAGTCAACAAAATGCCCTTCGCTCAGAGCGCGATGTTCTTAGTAAAGTCGCTCAACCCGGCCGACAAAAGAGATATTGCCTTTGCCGCCCAGGCTGGCGTGATCGGAGACGTTTTCAACTCTGCCGCCAATAAATTCGTCACGGACAATATGAGCCAGGGCGTTACTTCCAAATTGGCAGACGCCACCATGAGGGCCTCACTCCTGTCGCAATGGACAGACGGCATTAGAAGAGGCGCGGCGCTAACGGCTATGGCCTTCTACACCAACGCCCGGAAATACGACTGGAATACTTGTGACGGCTGGCTCAGAGAACGCCTGGAAAACTTTGGCCTCGATGAGACATTTTGGAAGGTCATTCAGAAGGCGCCGGCGGAGAAGTTCGGCGATGCTGAGTTCGTCACTAAGAACAGCATTCTTAATATCTCTGACGCCGACCTTGCCATACTGGGAATCTCTCGGCACGCGCTGGAGAAGTACGCCTCGGATTATCTGGCCTTCGTTTTTGATGATGCGCATATGGCCTCCCTTCAGCCTGACCTCTATACGCGCGCAATCTCTAACTGGGGCGTGGCACGAGGCACAATCCTGGGAGAGGCGTGGCAAAGCTTTTTCCTATTTAAGTCTTTCCCTACGGCAATGCTGACTCGTCATATCCAACGAGCAGGGGATCTCTATCGGTATAAAAAACGCAATGGCGCAAGCTACCCGGCCGCTTCAGCGATAGGCTATTACAGTACGCTGATTGTGGGGACAACCATGATCGCCGCGGTTTCCAATATGTTTAAAGACCTGCTCAACGGCCAGGACATCCAGGATCCCTTCACCACCGACAATATCGCCAGGGCGTTTACGTCCGGAGGCGGAGCCGGTTTTGCCGGAGATATTTTTGTTTCTTCTATGGGGGATTACAAGTACGGGCACCCGAATATTTACAACGCCTTTGGCCCGGTCTTCTCCTCCATGCTGGACGCCTATATGATCTATGACAAATACAAGGACGATCGAGATATCGGCGCCAATGTCCTGCGCTTTGCCAAGAGCAACATCCCGATGGTTAATCTCTGGTACACCAAACAGCTCCTAAACCATGCGGTCTTTAACCAACTGCAGGAGATGATGAACCCCGGATACCACCGCCGCATGGAACGCAAATCCATGAGGATGCGCGGCACGGGATACTGGTGGCAGCCGACGAGCGCAATGCCCGGACGACTCCCGCGTGTAGCCAAATCCAAGGACCGCTGGGAGATTATGAAATAGTGCGCATTGAACTTTTGGGGACTTTTATATTTTTCTTCAAATCGAGGATAGATATATGGTTCCTGAAAGTAATCGCAAAGCGGGGCCGTTTACCGGCACGGGTCAGACTCAGTTTGATTTTGACTTCTACATGCTGAGCGCCGATGACGTTGTCGTCATTGTGGCTGACGCAGACGAGAAGGAAACGACACTGAGCAAAGACGCTTACACCTGCACGCTCAACTCTGACCAAAACACGACGCCGGGCGGACGCGTGACGCTTAAGACTGCACTTGCCAGCGGGCATAAGCTCGCAATCTGCAGCGGGGTCCCGTATACCCAGAATCTGAATTTGACGATGTATGGGAGTTTTAGCCCAACGTCAATCAATAAAGAAGAAGATCGTCGCGTCATTCAGCTTCAGCAGATTCTCGAACAGATGCGCCGTTGTCTTATCGTCCCGATTACGTCCGAGAAAACGCCTCAAGAGGTGATGACTGACCTTTTGGATGTAGCGGAAAAAGCGGCCGACTATGCACAGAGAGCCGAGACAATCTACAACGAAGTCGTCTCCACAGGCTTATACGTCTCATCTACATGGCAGGAAATCCAAGAGACTAAGGCTCAAATCGATATTCATAAAGCAGCCATCGACGCTGCTGTTGCTCGAGCGGAAGTTATTCTCGCCCGCAACGAGGTCATCGGAGCAGAGGTGGATGCTTTAGTTCCGCATCTTCCCGATTTGCAAATCAATCGACAGCACATTGATGATATCCATCGTGTTGGTTCCGACCTAAGAGGGTTTGAGACAGAAACACTTGACCTTGGATCAATTACAGATACGGATATTGACGGTGAGACCAAAGTTGAAGACGGGTACATCAAGAAAGTTGCCGACCATATTGATGACTGTATTCACCCGGTTGGAGACAATATTGAAAAGGTTAAGGCTGTAAACGCAAACCTGGATGATGTAAAGACTGTAGCAGCGGACTTATCCTCTGAACCCAGCAACATTAAAAAAGTCGCACAAGCTACCGACGATATCACCGCGCTTAGCCCTAAGGCTGAGGCAATTCAAACTGTTGCGGAAAATTTAGAGACCGTGGCAAGTGCGGCCTCGGTTGCAATGAGCTTGGAGTCCATCAAGCAGACGGTTCTTCAGTCCAATGCCGAAGCTGGCTTCTCTTTCCGATACATGGCCGAGGCTTCTTCCGGAATGACGATGTCCAAAGAAGCCATATCTCCATCTGTCAACATTAAGGTCGGAGACCACGTTGTAAATCGGATAGGGGATTACTTCGGGATTACGGCCGTTACTGAAACTACGGCAACTCTGTCGCCGAAACAAGGAAGTTTTAAAGGCGAAAAGGGTGATAAAGGGGACGGCATTCAACCTGATGCTGTGGTAGTGAATGCAGAAAGTCTCCCTGCTGAGGGAACTGTTGGTCAGCTTGTCTTAGCCGGAATGAATCTCTATACGTGGGTTTCAGCGACAGATACAGAAGAAGCCCATTGGGAAAACATGGGAGAACTAGTCGGGCCGAAGGGAGATACGGGACCGACTCCGGAAATTTCCGTCGAAGCTACGTCGTTATCCGAAGGAGCACCAGCCACAGTTACTAAGACAGGTACAGCTGAGGCGCCGGTCTTTACTTTCGGAATTCCTAAAGGTGATACGGGAAGCAAAGGAGATACCGGAACAACACCTGAAATCTCTATCTCGATACAGATGTTGGATGCGAACTCAGAGCCTTCCGTTGAAAAAACCGGAACGGACGAAGCACCGAGTTTCCTTTTAAAAATCCCGCGAGGTTTAACCGGAGCGACAGGCACGATGCCTGACACCGTTGACTTGGGAGGACTGAGCTAATGCCTCTGAGGGTTATTCAGTTTCGCGGAGGAACGGTTGTAGAGCATGAGCTTTTTGTCGGCCATGATCGGGAGATCACTGTAAATACAACGAACAATCGAATCCGAGTCCACGATGGTGCGACACCCGGCGGCCACGAGTTGGCAAAGGAGTCGGACGTTCCTACCAATACAAACCAGTTGGAAAACGACGTCTACCGATCAAGCGGAAACCTGACAAAACTTTCTCAGCTAACACCGGATGTCCAATATCTCAAGCAGGCCGAGTTAACCAAGCTCAGTCAGCTTCAAAACGACAAAGGTTATATCGCAGGACACTGTACTTACTGCACACACTGCGGCCACTGTACGCACTGCTCTTAAAGGTAAAGCAAAATGGCAAAAGTAATCCAATGGAAGCATGGCTCAAGTGAAGATAGTGCAGTCTTCACCGGTGCTCTCAAAGAGATCACGATTGACGATGATCTCCACACCATTCGTCTTCATGATGGTGAGACGCCCGGAGGTGCCCTCTTGGCGCGCGTGGCCGAGGTACCGACAAAGTTATCTCAGCTGGTAGACGACTTAAGCGTTTGGCGCTCAGACGAGCTGACCAAACTATCTCAGCTTACAAACGACAAAGGCTTTTGGGCGTCCGGTGCTCTGACAAAAGTCAGCCAGCTGCAAAATGACAGCGGCTTTCTCACCGGGCATTGCACCTACTGCACGCACTGTACATATTGCCAACAGTGCTCCAACTGTCATAACTGTACGACCATAAACTGCACGACCATCAACTGTACGACGGTGAACTGCACGACGATTCAGTGCTCAGTTTATAGCTACTGCACCAAGTGCAACTGCGATTGCACAGACGACAGTTGCTTTGTCTCAGGAAAATTGGAGACAAGCAAGGGCCTAATAGATGTTCACAACATTCTGATCGGAGACGAAATCATTGATTGGTTGGGAAAGCCGGTTAAGGTAGTAGGCGTCAGCCATGGGCACTTAGGCTCTAGAAGAGCAATTCAAATGAAGGGTCGCGGAGAGAATCGGGTTACCGACGATCACCCGATGGTGATGTTCAGGACGAAACACAGAAGTTACAAGCTCTGCGCCTGCATTAACAGTAAGTTTGATCCGAACAAAATCATTCTTGCAGACAACGGAGTCAGAGGCAGGTACTCGGAGGAACACGATTATTGTGGCTGGTTCATTCCATCGATTGCAATGCCTGCGGATACTCCGACAGTATGTCCGATCGCAGAAAGAGAGGCCATTGTCAAATTCGGGAATGGATATGTCCTTGTTCCCGGGAGACTTTCATGACAACCAGAACAATTTTGCTCCGTGGAGGGACAACGACTGAGCATGAGACCTTTGTCGGAGCCGAACGAGAAATTACAGTCGATACAACCAAAAAGACGCTTGTAGTTCACGATGGAACAACGGGACACCCGGTGGCTAGAAAAAGCGGCTTGCCGACAAAACTCTCTGATTTGACTGACGGTATAGGACTGTGGAAGAAAAGCGTTTTGACTAAGGTCAGTCAACTTACAGACGACGTCGGCTATTGGGCCAATCTGACAAAGGTGAGCCAGTTACAAAACGACCTCAACTGGAAGACGGGACATTGCACTTACTGCACGCATTGTACCTATTGCACCCAGTGCTCTAGATGCAACAACGTTCATTGCTACCAAGTGCAATGCACTCAAGTTCAGTGCGGTCAAGTTAAGTGCAGCAAGTGCACGATAACCAGCAACTGCGACGGGCCGCCAGGTGGCTCAAACCTAAAAGATCCGATTTATACGAATTGTCAGGGCAGCAGTAGCGACTGCGGGGATGACCAGGACGGACGCACCAGAAATTGAGCAACGAACCACGATATAGGTCTCCTTTTATCGGAGACCTAACCCGTGGCACCTTTTAGATTCTAATGCAGTCGTTCATGGCGGCCAGCATGTCC